TCGCGCCCGGTGCCACCATGCCCAGCGGCGGCGAGGAGGCCGTGGAGCAGGAGATCGACAAGCTGGTGCACGGCCTGCGCCGGTGGGTGCGGCTCTCCGGCGTGGAGCTTGACGAGGTCGGCACCGCTGCGCCACGTGGCATTCGGCAGCGCGTTGACCAGCCGCCGCGCCACGCCGTTGCGGCGGTAGCGGTCCCACATCAGCTCCGGCGTGATGTTGCGCGTGTAGCCGAGCGCCGTGTAGTAGTCGCGCTTGCCTTCGAACCCGTAGCCGTGCAGGTTGGCGAACGCCATGCGCTCGTGGATGGCACCGAGCGCGCGCAGCACCTGCTGCGCCGCGTCGTTGTCAATCGGCCTGCGTGCGTTGAGCGCGGCCGTGGTGGTGGCCAGTGCGGTGGTGACTTCCGGTATCGGTGCGTGCACTACTGCTGCTGCGGCGGCGGCACCGCGCGTGACGACCGAGTGGCGGTCTCGCGGCTTGGTGGCGGTGGCGCGCCGGGGCTTGGCCTTTGACATGGTCTACTTCCTCCCGCGTGCCGAGCCCCATACGCCTGCCACGATCTTCTGCGGCTCGACCTCGCGCTCTTCCACGCTCGCGTATATTACAGCCTCTCCTCGGTCCGGTGAACGCTGCAACCGCTTCTTGATCTCATCCTTGCGCTCGACTCGTATGCCGCGCACCGTCAGGTCGAACCGCGCGGCGCAGAGGTCGGCGCGCATCTGCGGGTCCGGCGGCAGCATCATGTTGTGCCCCTTGCTCGGATCCAGCAGCTCGCGCATGCCCCAGTGCCACTTGCTGCGCTTGTTCGCGAACCGCAGCTCGCCGGTGCTGTCCGTGGCCGGTGTGCCTTCGCCGCCGTGCAGCGCGATAACCTTGGTGTAGCCGATCTGCACGAGGCTGTCCTTGGTGGACGCGCCCTGCGAGTCTGCGTCTATCTGTATGCGCACGTCCTGCTGCGGGTAGTGGCCAGCCACGTGCTGCGCACCTTCCGGTCCGGTCTTCATGCCGGTGCTGCGAGCGGCGTTGACCTCGCTGACCCACGGCCCGCGCCGCTCGGCCATGGCGAACTCGTCCGCGCCGCCCCAGCTCGGGTCGATGCCTACCTGCATCACCGGCCACTGCGCACCACCGTCAGCCGTCCACCGCGCCTGCGCCGCAATCACCCACGCCGTCGGTATCACCTGCCGCGGATGGTCCTGCACCTGCGCGCCGAAGTCGCCAGCGCCCATTGACCGGAACCCGCCCGACAGCGAGCCCAGCACCGCCGCGTAGCCGGTGCGCATGTAGTGCGGGTTATCCTCCACGCTCGACGGGATGAACGTGCGGCTGCGCGGCCATGCGATGCGGCCGCCGCACTTGGCGCACTTCATCACGTTGCTGGTGGTGTCGTGCCTGCACCGCTGGTTGTCGCCGCCGAACACCATGGCAGGCGGCCGCGCCTTGCCGTAGGCCGGTCCCGGTATCTCGATGTCCTTGTCGTCGTCGTCAACCACATACCAGCGCAGCTCGCCGGGGTCGGCCGGGTTGGGATGCTTGGGGTCCAGCCAAGGCGCGTAGTAGCGGATGACCCACTCGCCTTCCACGGTCAGCGGCGGGTTGCCGGTGGCCACCACGCGCGTGCGCTGGCCGACCATGGTGGTGCGCAGCCAGCCGATGAGCAGGCGGTAGGCGCGCTCAGGGATCTCCGGCAGTTCGTCGAACACCTTGAGGTCGTGCGGGCGGCCGCTCCACTTCAGCCAGTCCTTAAGCGTCTCGCCGGTCTGGCCGAACTCCAGCTTGCGGCCGCCGGGCAGGTTGGCGAACATGTGCTTGTTCCCGTTGTAGCTGTCGCGGATGCCGACGATCTCCTGCGCCTGTGCCAGCAACCCCTCAGCGCCTTCGAACTGGCGGAACTCACGGCGGAAGATGATGCTGTTCTTGTGCTGCGTCATGGCGAGGCCGAGCGCCAGCTGCGACTTGCCGCCGCCGGGACCGCCGCCGAAGAACAGCTCGTCGGCCGGTGACTCCAGTGCCAGCTGCTGCGGCGACAGCACGCGGCCGTCCGGCATCTCGTAGCCGCGCCCGTCCTGCGGTGGCAGCGGCTGCCACACCAGCGGCTCGTCGTCGGTGCGGTCGTCTAGGCGGCGCAGCTCAGGCAGCAGCGCGGCCGACAGGCTGAGCGTGCGCGGCCTCACGTGCCGGTGCCGTTGCGCATGGTGCGCGCGTAGCGGATGGCGGCGCGCAGGCGCTCGCCTTCCTCGCCAAGGCGGGACAGCACGTTGGTGGACAGCGCCGCCGGTGTCAGGTGCAGGTGCGGCTCGATGTGCTCCTGCCACTCATACAGCAGGCGAACCGTGCGCTGTCCGGGCACAGGGCTGGCAGCGACCACGTCGAGTCCCATGAGCGGCATGCGCAGCACCACGTAGTAGGCGAACCGGGGCGCGCTGCTCTGGCACCAGTAGACCAGCTCCTTGGCCGCCCACAGCGGCGCGGTGCGCTTCGGCGTGTCCTCTCGCTGGTAGTCAGCGCGGCGCACGCGCCAGTCGCACCGCTCGGCGTCGGTCCACTGGTCGGTCGGCGTCTCGGCCTTGAGTATCTCGACCGTCACCATGGCCACATCCACCGGGGCAGCGCGCGCCACTTCCGGTTCGGCGGCGGCTGCGGCTTGTCGACTGGCTTGCGTTGCCAGCGCGTGCCGTCGGGCCCGCAGTGCAGCACGCTGAGGCGTTGCTCGTGGCAGCTGCTGTAGTTGCCGTGCACAGGGTCGCGCGGTGCGCTGGGGTGCAGGCATTCGATGAACACCGGCCCGCCCATCGGCAGGGAGGTGAAGCGGTAGTGCGCGCAGTCGACGCAGAACTTGTGCTCAGTCGCCATGGCTGCCTCTCAGGCCGCGCGCCATCTCTTCGATGCGCTGCGACACGCTGCGTGTGAACACGCTGGCGCGGCCACGGCGGTCTATCGAGTCAGTGCCATGGCGGCCGACGCCGAAGCGGTCCAGCGTGCGGTGCGCGGCGTCGAGTTCTCGAGACGCGGCGGTGTCTTGGCGTGGTGGTGGTGCCGGTGGCGGCGTTGGCCTGCGCGTGCCCGGCGGCGGTGTCAACGGTTGCCTGCGGTCTCCCATGTGCGGCTGCTCCTCATGCTGGTGCCGCCGCAGTGGACAGCCTTCCGAGCAACCACTACGACGGCACCGTGACTCCTTGCACACGTGGTGCACGAGCTGCCGCAGGATAACACGCCGCTGCTGCTACTGGTCGCCGGTGCCTTCGGTGCGCACGTCGGGCGCGGGCTTCGGCGTGCGCGGGTTCGGCGCGCGCTTGCCTGCTGGCATCACCTTGGGTCCCTTGACGGTCTTCTGGTTGTTCGGTCTCTTGCTCATGGTCTGTCTCCTGCGGCGGCAGTTGCAGGTGCCGTGCCAGTTCACTTCGCGCTGTCCACCAGTGCGAGTAGCAGCCACGACAGCAGGCCGCAGCCCGCGCCGAAGGCGGCACCGAGGGCGAACGAGCCAGCCGGTGTCCGGTTGATGCGGTCGAATACACTCATAGCGCCTCCTCGTATTGCGTGGTCTCTTTGACGGCTGGCAGGCGCACGCTCTTCATCAGCGCGCGCACCGTGCTGATGCGGACGTGCAGGTGGTTGCGGAAGATCGGAGCCAGCTGGCGCTCGATGCGCGTGGCGTCGTAGAGCGTGTAGCTGGCGGCGAAGGTGGTGAACTGGTTGGCCAGCTGGTGCGGCGGCCGCGCGCCGTCGACGGCGGCTCTGCGCACGCGGTGGCCCTCTGCCTCCAGCACGTCGGCGCGCCTGCGCAGGTGGTGCCGCACGCGCACCACGACCACCTGCTGCGGGCACTGGCACGGCCCGACGAACTGGTCCTCGACCACCATGTCTACGACGGTGCCTGCGTCCTTGGGGTCGATGTTCGTCACTGGCCGAGTTGCCTCTTTACCGGATCGCCCTTGGGGGCTGTCAGCGTGCGCGTCACCGCCACCGCGTAGATGAGCTGAGTCGGGTTCTCTGCGCTGTCCAGCCGCACGTGCCGCACGTGGTCAGGCAGCTGCAGGCCGTATTCCCGCAGCGTCTGCACGAAGGTCCTGCTCATTGCCACTTGCTCCGGTGCCAGCGCCAGATGCCGTAGAGCACGGCCGCCAGCGTCACGGCGGCTGACGCCAGCAGTATGCGGACGACAACGTCCAGCAGGTGCAGCGCGCCGGTGAGGTCAACTGGCTCGGTCACGTGCCAAGTTTACGATGGCTTGGGCGGCACGCGCCGCAGGATGGCCTCGATCTCGTCTGCGGCCTTGGCCAGCGCCGCCATCACGGCGGCACGGTCGCACCGCTCCAGCTCGCCGTGCGTGTGCGTGGCGTCGATGGCCTTGACGGTGAGCTGGAACTTGTTCTCTCGCTTGGGGTCTGCGCCTGCTGCGCGGCGGTCGAGTGTGATCTGCATCTGTCTCCTGCGTGGGCTATGGCTGGTCTGGCTCGGGCACCGCCGCATGGTAGGCGCGGCAGCCGCAGCCGCGGGCGCAGCTGTGCGGCGGCTGCGGGTAGTGCTTGTGCGGGTCCTCCTCGCCGCTGCGGTCTTGGCAGGTGCAGCGGTCCGGGTGCGCGGCGGCGAGGTTGCCGCCGCGCATGGTGTCGAGTATCGCGCCGACGCTGCTGAACGCGGCGTTGAAGTTCTCGCTGCGCCGCAGGCGCGTGGCGGCCGACAGCTCGCTGCACCGCTCCTTCATCTCGCGCACCGGGTCTGCGTATGGCGCGCGCGCCTTCATTGGCAGGCTCACATCAGGCTCACTCTCAGCGGCCCGGCCTGCAGGAGCGTCAGCGCGTAGTGAACGCGCGTGTCGCCGTGGTAGCTGTCGGTGTGCCAGCTGCTGGCTCTCCACGACAGCAGCGCGGCGTCCCACATGTAGCGTTCCTTGAGCCACTGCACGCAGAGCCGCCTCGGGTGCGTCGCCTGCGCGCGGCAGGCGCGGTGATGGCGCAGCGCGTTCTGCATCCACGTGCTGCGCGCGCGCAGGACGCCTTCGCGCAGCAGCGGTCCGGCGGGCAGGCGTGGCACGTCGTAGCCCATGCGCCTAGTCCTCGCCTGCTTCTGCCTTGAGCCGCTCGACGTGCTCGCGCGTGTAGGTGGTTGGGTTGCCGGTGGCCACGCCGCCGAGCGTGAGCACGTCCTTGGCCACCGCCACCGGCACCAGCGCCACGTTGACCAGCGTGCGCACCACCTGTCCGAACAGCTTCATGGCAACCCCCAGCGGCGTGCGACGTGCCTGCGTATGACAGCCACGCGCCAGCGGCCTGCGTCGAGCCACCAGTGGCGCGCCATCCAGTCGTGCCGGTAGCCTGCGTCCCACACGCTGAAGCCGAGGCGCACCACGTGCAGCCGCCACACCGGCGTGCGGTCCTTGCGGGCCTCCAGCCACGCGGCGACCGCCACCACCGCCAGCAGCGGAGCCACCGTGGTGAGCAGCAACCCCAGCAGCACGTTCAGGTAGCGGTCCGATTCAACGAGCGCGAACAGCCAGCTCATGTCTGGTCTCCTGCCTGTTTGGTGGACGTGGTGGCCTTGCCGCCGGTGGTGCCGATGGCGTCGGTGCGCTCGAACTGGCGCGCGTCTCGCTCGGTGAACTTGGGACCGATGCCGACGCGCGCGTCGACCAGCACGCGGCTGCAGTGGCAGCAGCAGATGCTGCCTGCACCGGCGCTGTCGCCTGCGCTGGCGCGGTAGGTGCTGCGCATGCGCGTGCACAGCGGGCAGAACATGTCCGGCGACGGTGCCTGCGGCAGCGGCGACAGCGGGATGTCACGCGCCTTGGCCGCCTGCTTGGCGCGTATCTTTTCCAGCACCTCAGGCCGGTTGATGCGCGCCAGCTCGGCGCTGGCCTCGGCGTTCATGGACAGGCCGGGGTGCGCGCCGCACAGCGCGGCCAGCGTGATCAGCACGCCGCCGACCTCCTGCTGCGGCCTGCCGACCGGCCTGCCGACCGGCCTGCCGTAGACGTAGTCCACCAGCACGTGCGCGTCCTCCTGCGTGCCGCCGAGCGACTGGCACAGCTCGAGCGCCTCCTCAAGGAAGCGGTGGTTTCTTTCGCGGTGGTTGTCCGCCACCTCTTGGCCAAACGCGCGCACGCACCACCTGCGCACCAGTGTCTGAAGTATCGCCAGTTCCATCGTGTCCTCCTGCTGCTGCTGCGCCGCACTTTACTGCAGGCGCGTCTGTGTCTGCCACCGCATTTCCATGCGGCGTTGTCGAAGGTTGTCGCGCAGGTAGGCGAGGCCCACCGCGACGGTCGTCTTGCTGATGCCGGGGCCAGCCAGCCGCAGCGCCAGCTGCAGCGCTCGGTCCCGCTCCGGCGTCATAGCTCCAGCATCCACGCGGCGAAGGCTGCCGCCAGCGTGAACACCCAGAACCGAAGGCGCAGCATCTCGCGCAGCAGATACAGCTGCAGGAGCCTCACAGCCACCCCCGCATCTCCACCGCCACCACCACGCCGATGATGCGCTGGTTGCCGAGCAGGTTGGCCGGTGCGATGCGGCCGTCGATGCCTGCCTCCACGAAGTCGCCGATGTCCATGCGCATGGTGGTGCTGAACCTCATCTGCTGGCCGTCGTTCAGCTGCACGGTGGTCTGCCACACGACCTGCTGCGGCCGCGTAGCGGCCAGCAGGCGCGCGCGCACGGCCGCCACCTGCTGCCGCTGCCGCTCCATGCGCGAGAGCCACCACGGCGCGCCGAAGAAGCCGACGGCGACGAAGAGCACGTAGCCGACGGCCACGATGGTGTTCTCGGTGGTCCACTGGTCTGCGAGGAACCTGAGCGCGTTCACAGCACCTCCAGCGGCGTGTCGTAGCCGATGCGCGACGGGTGGCGCGGGCTGCCGTCCTTGGTGCGGCCGAAGCAGAGCACTGCGGAGTGGCCGCGTGCTCGCAGGTGGCACAGCACCGTGCGCGCGCGGCTGGCCGCCCAGGGCTGGCTGCCCCAGCCCGCCACCACCATGGCCAGCGGCAGGCGGCTGGCGGCGCGTATGTGCGTGTCGGCGTCGGCGTGGTTGGCCGTGCCTTCGTGCATGGCACGAGCCACCGGCAGCGGGTCTGTGCTCACCAGCGTGAACAGGTTCACCAGCACCACGCCCCCGCAGCCGTGCCGCTTGGCGAAGCCGATGCACTTGGCCAGTGTGAGGTCGCTGCGCGCGGCGTCGGCCACGCTGGGGTTCAGCAGCACCCACACCATGACCGGCGCCTGCGCGTTCCATGTGCGCCACAGGCGCAGGCGGTGCAGGCCGTCCTGCGAGAACAGCGCACCAGCGCGGCGGTCGGCCTCGGCGGCCGTGTCGATGACGTCAAGCAGGCTGTGCATCGGCTTCCTTGCCTCTCTTTGGTATGGCCGCATGGTGCGCCCTGCAGCGCACGTGCTTGCCGTCGCGCGGCTCCTTGCACTGTATGCAGACGCCGCGCGCCTTGCGCCGCTCCCGCGTGCGCCGGTTGTATCGCGTCCAGCACCGGCGGCATTCGGCGCACCGGCAGCGGCGGTTCGTGTAGGCACCGACGGTGCCGTGCTTGATGGTCTCGGGGTCGCCGATCACGGCCGCGCGCCCATGTCGTGGTCCGCGCCCGCATGCTCGGGCCGGTAGCACCGCACGCCGTCGCGCTGGTAGCTGCACCGGCCGACGTCGCGCGGCGTGTTCAGCCATTCGCGTTCGAGCGGCGTGCGGCCGACCGGCGGCGCGCCTACCTCGCAGACGGCGGCGGCGAAGGCGTCCACGTCGAGTTCTACTTGCGCCATCGACAGATACTTGCCTTCCCAAATCTTGTGCAGCAACGTCTCCCGTGCCTTCGCCTGCTCCACCGTCTGGCGGTCTGGGCGGGCGTCGGCCTGCTCCTGAATTGGCGGGCAGCAGGTATCGCACACACAAGCCGAATTGCGCGGGCCTACTCGGCGGTCTGGGCGGGCGGAGGAGGACACCGGGGCGGGCTTGGGACGCTCGTGGTCATACAGCGTGAAGCCGTCACCAAGCGCACCGTCCAGATCGGCCACTTCATAACACTCTTCGTGCATCCGCCAGTCTTGCTTCTCGCCCTGCCAGCGGCCGTAGTTGTGCGTGTGAAGGCTACCGCTTTGAATCGACTCGCCGCACCACGCGCATTTCACAGTCCGCGGGTAGTGAGTCCTGTGATGCACCTCGCAATGATCGGACAGATCGTCATCCTTATCCGGTTCCGGCGTCTGCGGCTCGGCGGGGGCCACAGAAGTGACGCAATCAGCACCACAGGCACGGCAGCATCCGTCCTCATCGACAGCTACGCGGGGGCCACACGTCGGGCACACAAAGTGCGGCTTCTCCTGTTGGGGCGGTTCGGCGGGGGCCACGGCTGACGACACAGCACGTTCAAGCGCAGGCCAATAATCCTGTTGGGGCGGCTCGGCGGGGGTGAACGCGGCCAGCGACTCGCGCAGGACAGAACCGGCGAGGATTAACCCCTCCATCGAAGTCCCGGCGTTGAGCGCAGGCTTGAGCCTAGCGGTCATGCGGTCGTTTACCTCGCGCAGCACCGCCACGGCTACCGCGTCGGCCACCTCGTCACGATCTCCGGCCTGCGTGGAATGCTTCGCGAAATACGCCTCGATCGCGTTGTCCGACGCCTGTCTCGCTACCTGCTGGATGGTGTTCGTGTTCATCTGCTGCTCCTGTCCGCCTGCAGGCGGTTCGCGTTGTAGCACACGCTGTCATCGCGCGTGAGGTGCCCGGTCTTGCCGTCGTCCCAGTCAACGGTTACGTTGCGGCCGTCGTCGCACCGCACCGTGCCGGTGAAGGTGCGCGTCAGCAGCGGCATGTATACGCGCTGGCCTGCCTCGAACTTCATAGCCGCCTCGCCAGCCGCATCAGGCCGTAGCCCAGCAGCCCCGCGCCGCAGACCACCGCCAGCGCGATGGCCAGCGCCAGCAGCACCAGCGTGGTGCCGGTGCGCTGCATGCGCAGGTTGTCTTCAGGCGTGCTTCGTCCGTCCACCATCGTCTCCTCCGTTCTTGAGTGGCCGCGAGAGCGCTGCCACCACCACGCCGACGAGCACCAGCACAGGATTATGCAGCCACGCACCGGCCACCGCCAGCCCCACGCCGATGCTGCCGCCGTGCGTGGCGGTGGCCAGCACCAGCAGCGCGCAGAGGACAGCTGCCGCGTATTCAATTGTCATGGTGTTGGATAGGGAATGGTGCCGCCGTCAGTGGCGGCACCGGCTGCTGCTGGCGCGCCTGCTACTTCTTGTCGTCGCGGCTGCCGTAGTCCGCGTCGGGCTCCGGCTTGGTGAGCGGCTGGCCGCTGGTCGGCAGCGGCAGGCCACCGGGATGCGCGGCCACCTGCGCGGCGGCCTCGTTGGTTGCGGCCTTGGCGCTGGCGTGCTGCTCGCCGGGCGTCTTGGCTTGGTTGAAGTTCGACTCCGACGTGATGTCCGCGGCCGCGCTCGGCTCTGACTGCGTGCTGCCTGCCGTCGGCGGCAGCGTCTGGCGCTGCGGCACGCCCGCAGGTGCGGCTGCTGGCACGACCGCCGGTGACACCGGCGCGGCCTTGGGTTTCTCTCTCATGTGACTGACCTCCGCAGTGGTGCACTGCACAGCGCGTGCCGGTCATGGCTGCTTCACCACTTCGCCGTCTATCACGCCGAACCTGCGGCGCATGGCCTCGCCCAGCTGCTTGCGCACCTCCACGTGCGCGGCCGTGATGGCGAGCACGTCTGATACCAATCCTCGCACCATGGCTACCACCTGTTCCACCGCCACGAAGCCCTCGTCCGGCTGGCGGTCCGTGCCCAGCAGCTTGCGCCTGCTCTCGCTGGTGCGCCGCATCTGGCCGATGGCTTCCAGCTGCAGGCGCGTGCGCGGCTCGGCCTTGAGCGGCACCTCCACTCGCTTGGTGACCTGCTTGGCCGCCTTGCCTTTGCCTTGCGTCACCACGGTGTTCACGTGGTCGCCTTCGATGCGCCCCATGGCCAGCGGCAGCAGCACGCGGTCTATCTGGTCCAGCCTGCGCAGCTCCATGTCCAGCCCGTGGCGCATGGTGGCCTGCGTCTCCTGCCTGACCTCGGTGGCGTAGGCGTGTATGTCGTTGGCCACGGTGCCGACGCTGCACCTGAGCCCCTTGGCGGTGAGGTGCTCGGCGATCTGCTGCATCGACCAGCGGCTGTAGACGTAGAGGTCCCATGCCTGCCGCTGGCGTTCGAGGCGGCCTGCGGTGTCGGTGGCCTCGCGGTGGTTGCCGCCGGTCGGCGTGAGCGGGCCCGGTGCGGTGCGGCCGGGCCTTTTAGCATTTAACTCTGCGGCCTTGCGTCCTCGCTTGCGTGGTGCTGTCACAGTCCCTGCTCCAGTGCCCGCTCGTGCAGGCGGTCTATTTCACGGCGGCGCAACTCTGCCGCGAGCCTGAGGCCGGTCTTTGCCCACTGCGCGTGCTCGGCTCTCCGCGCGTCGCGGCGCTTATGCCAGTCGACGCGGTCGTGCGTGGCGCAGAACGGCTCAGGCACAAGAGCGCCGTGCTGGCATTGAACGTAGTAGCACCAGCCTGCAGACCACTTCCGTTTCGCTACGGCGGCCCGGCATCTGACTCCTCCGCGGAACGAGGTGCCGCCCCTGTCATACACCATGGACTGCGGAACCTCGTCGATTGTGCGCACCTTGGCGGTCACTGGTTCTCCTCGTTTGCCTTCTCCGCGCGCGCGGCGCGCACCTTGTCCTGCAGGTAGTGCGGGAACGACCTGTATTCGCTGCTGCCGGTGCCCGCCATGACGCCCGACCACTCGGTCCACCAGCTGTAGACGGCCACCTGCGGGAGCACCGTGTCCGCGCACAGTATGAGCGCATCTACGACCACGGTGCGCGCCAGCCCGGTCTGCGTGCACAGGTGCTGGACGTCACCGGCGTAGGTGGCCTCGAACAGGCGGCGGCGCACGGCCTGCACCTGCCGCTCTTCCGTGTTGCGCGGCAGCGCCCGCAGCATCTCTTCCATGCTCATGGCTTGCGCTCCTGCACCTTGCGGCGCACATACACCGCGAAGTTCTCGTAGCCGCCTGCGTCCGCCTTGACCAGCTCGAACCACTCCAGCCAGAAGTCAAACACGCACAGCCCAGCGCCGTAGGGGTCTTCCTGCACCTTCGGCACCGCCATCAGCGCGTGCGCCAGCGTGCCGCGCGGCACCTGCGTCGTCGCCTCAAGGCGGTCGAGCGTTTCGCCGTGCGCGGCGGCGAACAGGCGCATGCGAACCTCGGCGACCTGCATCTCTTCCGGCGTCATCGCCTGCGCTCCTGTGCCTTGCGCAGCTGGCAGCCGAGCACGTAGCCGTAGAAGTGCTTGCCTTTGGCTTCGCCGACGATGTCCCTGTTCCACGGCGACGTCAGCTGCCAGTCCTTGAACATCCCGTCCAGCTTCCGCCAGCTGCCTACCGTGGCCAGCGCCGCCACGATGTCGATGCGCGCCCAGCCGTGCACCTCGATGAACTCGTCGATGTCGCGGCGGTGCACGCTCTCCAGCAGCCGCATGCGCACGTTGAAGACCTGCGGGTCCATCATGGCCGGTCCCTTATGTTGCGGCGCGCGTATTCGCCGAAGCTCTCATACTGGTGCATCAGCACCATCCACCGCTGCCAGCACTGGAACACGCGCTCCATCGGCGGCAGGCCGGTGGCCTTGGTGCTGCACAGGAGCAGCGCGTCCAGCAGCTCCCGGCGCTGCGGTGGCTTGGCCATGGTCATCAGCTGCAGCCGGTCGAGGTAGGGCTTGGCGCTGGCCTCGATCAGCCTGCGCTTGACCTTCTGCACCTGCTCTGCGGTGGCGTCTATCTGTCGCATGGCGTGGCCACTCCCATGGCGATGGCTATCGATTCGACGAGGTCCCGCTCCATGAACTTGCCGCGCTCGTCGAGCAGCTTGTTCCAGTGGATGGGTATCAGCACGCGGCACCGGCTGGCCGTCACGCAGGCCGCGATGCACAGCGCCGCCGTGTCGTGGCTGATGTTGAACTGCTCGGCCATGTCGCGCACCACCAGCCCGTTCTTTACCAGCCGCGCCTTGACGCGCAGCACCTGCAGCTCGACGTCGGTCATGGCAGGCTCCTCACGTATTCCTCCAGCGTCATGCGCGGATCGCGCCGCCAGTTCCAGAACAGGGCGTCGGCCGCCTTCTCGAGGTCGGCATGCAGGCCGTGCGTGCGCACGCAGTAGTCGACCAGCACGGACAGCACCTCGTTGTCCACGTGGTTGCGCTGCCGCAGCGCGGCGATGGTGCTCGAGTGCAGCAGCCGGATGCGCACCTGCTGCACCTGCGCGGCGTCGGTCATGGTCGGCCTCCCGGCTGGTGCATGAAGCGGCTCATGTGCGTGCCGCCGCCGCACGTGCCGCAGTCGCACTCGAAGCCTTGCGCCATGGCGTTGCGGATGTAGGCCACCAGCTGCACCTCTTCTTCGTGCGTCATGTCCACGGTGCGCGGCCCTGCCTCCTGCTCCCAGCGCGTCATCAGCCGGTGCGCCACCACGGCGTCGCCACCGGCGGCCAGCGCGCAGTCGGCCACGAGGTCGGCGTCGAGGCCGCGCCACCGGCCGAGCCGCAGCAGCCGCACCTGCGGCTGCACGAACCTGCGGCGCACCGCCTGCACCTGCTCTTCCAGCGTCATGGCTTGTTCCTCGTCACGCGCCGCCACACCTCGTTCTGCGCCAGCCGCATGCGCCGGGCGCGGTCTTCGCGGCTCTCCTCGCGGTGGCCCGCCACGATGCGCTGCTGGTGCAGCGCGTGCAGGTGCGTGAGGAACTTGAGATAGTCGCGGTTCACGCCGTTGACCGTGTGCGTGTGCACCGGCTTGGCCTTGGCGAACACCTGCCACTGCGCGTCGACTTCCACGGCGCTGCCTTCGGTGAGGAGCAGCATCTCGAGGATGTTCTCGAGCGGCCAGTGCGGATGGAGTTCCTGCGTGCGGGTGGTCCAGTCGCGGTGCCACCGGAACAGCGCCTGCCGCTTGGCGCTGCCCGTGGCGTGGATGCTGCAGATCAGCTTCCACCGCACCGCGCGCACCTGCTCAGCGGCGGCGGCCTCGCTTAGTTCTGGTCTTGCGTCTGCGTTTGTCATTGGCCTGCTGCTTCTCTTTCGCGAGCTGGTCCCGCACGTAGGCGAGGAACTGCTCTAGCTGGAACTCGGAGCGGGGATCGGCGTCGGCCTGCACCTGCTCGGGCGTGGTGTTGAAGGCGTTCCACCGGCGGCTCATCTCCTCCGGCTTGCCGCCGCACAGGACGAGGATCTCCTCGACCGTCTCGCGCGCGTAGCCGTAGCTGGTGACGGCGTGGTCGACGGCCGCCTTGTTCAGCGAGCCGACCAGCTTGCGCTTCACTGCTGCTACTTGGTCGCTCACCGTCAGCGGATGGCACGGTGCCTCGGCACGTGCCGGGGCCTGTGGTAGGTGGTGAGGTGGTAGAAGATGCTGGCGGCGGCCGTGGCCACGTCGGCCACGTCGCGAGCCGCCAGCCGGATCAGGTTGCGCATCTCGTCGCGCACCTCCACCAGCTCCAGCGTGACCTGCCTGTGCACCGGCAGGTGGGTGGCTACAAGGTCGAGCTCTTTGCGAGTCATGGCTACCTCTGGTGTGCCCTGCGTTTACGCACTGCGGCGGTCCGGCGGCGGAGAGCCAGCTCTACGCACAGCTGCGCCAGCTTGGCCTCATACAGCTGCGCGCGGGGCACGCTGTCGCGGCGGAAGTTCCGCAGCTTGGCGCGCGCCTTGTTGGCCACGCGGCGGCACCGTCCGAGGTCGCCTCCGGTGGCCGCGTAGATGGCGGCCGCTGTTAAGCGGTTAACAAACCCGCCGCAGTAGGTCTCTGCGATGATGTTCACTGCAGGATGGTCTTGCACAAGCCGTGCCTTGACGGCCAGCACCTGCGGGTTCATCGCGTGGCTCCGCGTGCGCACAGGCTGGTGCGGCTCACCAGGAGCATGCGGTCCAGCAAGATGGACGGGTAGTCGCACGGCAGGCCGCGCTCCATGCGCCGACGCGCGGTGGCCTGCACCCACGGTGGATTGTCGGCGCGTGCCTTGCGCAGTGCGTAGTCGCAGATGCTGGCGTCGCCATCGAACGCAGCGAGGCACAGCGCGGCCAGCCCCATTGGGTCCTGCACCTCGTGCACCAGCGCAGCAATGGCCAGCACCTCGTCGTGCTTGGCGCTGGCCAGCAGCCTCGCCTTTACCTGCAGCACCTGCGTCACGCCGTGCATGTATGCACCACTCCCGGCGGCGCGCACCGGCAGTTCGGATGGGACTGCATGCGCTCGACCTTGCCGCCGCCTGCGTTGCCGCCGATAAAGCCAATGGTGTATTCGCGCTCAAGGTTGGCCATCACCGAGTCGGTCACCGCCTTCATGGCGCGGCCAATGCCAGCCTCTACCTCCTGCAGGTCGAAGGCGCACGACTCTGCCAGCTGCTGCAGCAGTTCCACCGGGAACTGCGTGCGCGCGGCCAGCTGGAGATACTGCGCGTGCAGCAGCCGGTGCTTGACGGCGGTGACTTGGTCGGTCGCCATGGCTAGTCCGTGAGGCGCACGTTCTCCGCGCGCGGGCCTTTCTCGCCCATGCCGGGCTCGTAGGTCACCGCGTCGCCTTCGTTGCAGTCGTCAAAGGACGCGCCCTGCACGGCGCTCTTATGGAAGAACACCTGCTCGCCGCCACCGGCAGGCACGATGAAGCCGAAGCCCTTGCGGCCGCGGGTGTTGCGGTCGATTGCGATGCTCTTGATCACGCCGTTTACGGTCTGCGCCATGGTGCGGTCCCTTGGTTGGTGTTGCTGTTGCCGATGCGAAACTCAGTCATTATAGCCGCCGCCGCTGTAGGTAGGGCCGGGGTCTCCGTCGGGCATCACGAACAAGTCTGCCCAGCGCGCGGTGTCGTGCACGAACGCCACCTTCACCGTGCCGGTAGGGCCGCCACGGTTCTTAGACACGATGATCTCGGCCACGCCCTTCAGCTGCTCGTCGTTCGGCTTGTGCATCTCCTCGCGGTAGAGCAGCCAGATCAGGTCGGCATCGAACTCGATGGCACCGCTCTCGCGCAGGTCCGCGTTGTGCGGCCGCTTGTCCATGCGCTTCTCCGGGTCGCGGCCGAGCGACGACAGCGCCACGATGGCCATGTCCTCGTCCTTGGCCAGCTGCTTCAAGCCGCGCGACAGGCTGGCCACCTCCTGCTGCCGGTCCTTGGCGGCGGGGTTGCCGAGCATCTGCAGGTAGTCCAAGAACAGCGTGCTGATCCCATACTTGGCCTTCAGCCTGCGCGCCCACGCGGCCACCTGCGTCAGCGTGTTGGCCGCGTTGACGAAATACATCTTGCGGCCTTGCAGCTGCTCGATGGCGCTGGCCACCTGCTGCCACTGCCTGCTCTCGATCATGCGCCTGCGCACGCGGTCGCTGCTGATCTTGGAGTGCGCCGCCACGAGGTTGCCTGCCAGCGTCTCGTCGTCCATCTCCAGCGTGATGACGCCGACCGCCTCGCCGCGTGCGGTGATGTAGTCGGCGATGCTGGTGATGAGGCTGCTCTTGCCCACGCTCGGCCGCGCCGCCACGATGGTCAGCCGCTTGCGTTCGAAGCCGCCTATCAAGGTGTCCACGTCCTTCAGGCCGGTGGCGATGCGGTCTACCTGATGCTCGCTGGTGATGGTCGCGGTGTAGGCGCGCAGCGCGTCGTCCAGCGACCGCTCGCCTACGGCACCGGCGTCGCTGATGGCGAGCAGCGAGTGCACCGCCGCCTCCAGCACCGTGTCGGCCGTCTCCTCGTAGCGCGCCGCGTAGGCGCTGTCGATCATCACGGTGGCCGCGAAGATGGTGCGGCGCAGCCGCGACTTCTCGCGCACGACCGCCGCGTAGTATTGGACGTTCGTGCTGCGCGGCACGCCGTCCACCAGCGACGCGAGGTAGGCAGGGCCGCCTGCCTCGTCGAGGTCGCCGTTGGCCTCAAGGTCTTCCTTTAGCAGCACCAAGTCCAGCGGCTTGCCTGCCTGCGACAGCCGCTCCAGCCCCTTGAAGATGCGCTTGTGGCCGTCGCGGAAGAAGTCTTCGGCGGTGATGGACAGCGCCAAGTCTGACCACGCGCTGCCGTCGATGAGCACTGCGCCCAGCACGCTGACCTCTGCCTCCTTGTTCCACGGCAGCGAGCGGGCTTGGTCTACAGGATGTTCTTGGTCGTGCATTCAATGATCTCCGGTGCGCGTGCGCGCGGCCGCCATACGTGAACTTCGAGCCGGACACTTGCCGGGAATGCGTGCGCGTCGAAGGCGGCCTGCGCCTCCTTGACGAGCGTGACCAGCGGCTTGCCGCCGCCCTTCACCTGCACCAGCACCGCACCGGCCGACGTGAGATACTGCAGGTCAGCGCCCCACTGGTCGCGCTTCGTTGGGAACGTGCCTTCGCTGGTGCGCACCACGCGCACCAGCTCCATGTGGGCCACCGGATAGCCTTGCTTCAGGCACCACTTCTTCGAGCGCGCCTTGTAGTGCGCGCCTCGGCTGCTGTTGCTGGCCATTCAGTAGCGTCCCATCTGCAGGCCGGTCTGCGGCTCGCCGACGTGGCACAGCGCGAGATGCCGCAGGTGCTGGCGGCGCACGGCCACGCGCGTGGCCGCCTTGTCCATGTCCTCGTGCTCCCACACCACCATCGTCGCCCAGCCGAGACGCCGCAGGCGGCGGCGCACGCGGATGTCTCGGCGGCGGTTGCGGTCCATGTGCTCCAGCCACGCCGCACCGGCCTTCGGTGCCTTGTAGTGCCTGCGGCAGAGGTGCCAGAAGCAGCCGTGCACGAAGACGGCGAGCTTGACGTCTTTGAACACGAAGTCCGGCGTGCCCGGCAGGCCCTTGCCGCGCCGCGACCAGCCGGTGACGCGCCGCCGGAGCATGGCCAGCAGTGCCAGCTCCGGCTTGGTGTTCTTGCTCTTGATGGCGCGCATGATGCGGCTGCGCGTGGCCTTGTCCACCGTGTCCATGGCGTGCCTCAGAACAGGCCGAGCTGCGCGTCCGGTGCCTTCGGCACCTTGGCGGGCTTGGCCGGTGCGGCTGGCGTCTCGGCCGGTGCCGCCGGTGGTGCCGCCTGATCCGCCGTATTGGATGCCCCGGCTGCCGCCGCCTTGGCTGCCTTGGCGCGGCGCGGCTTGGCTGGCGTCTCCGGCTTCGCCACAGCCTCCGCCTGTGGCGCGGCGGCCTGCTCGGCGGCGGCAGGTGGTGCCGCCTGTGGCGTGGCAGGCGAAGGCTGTGGCGCGGTCACGTCCTCCAGCGGCTCAACCACGCCGTCCCGGCGCGCCTGCTCCAGCGCGGCGGCCATGCCTACCGGCGGCTCGTTCCAGCCGCAATGCGCGCAGTAGCGGCGGCCGTCTGGTGTGATAGCGATATTGGTTGCGTCGCATTCGTGCTCGGCCACGGCCACGCTCGCCACCTCGCCGGTCTCGGCCACGGTGACCAAGCCGGTGGCGGTGTCCAGCGCCAGCACCGGCGGCTGCTCCAGCGCGTCCCAGTCCAGCCGCGCCTGCGCCGTGTCCTCGCCGAACTGCGACCAGTCCAGCACCGCCAGCGCCGGGAAGTGCTTGATGCGCTCTGCATCCAGCGGCCCACCGGCGGCCAGCTCTGCGGCCGTGACGCCGCGCGCCTGCAGTCCGGCCAGCACCTGCACGACGCGCGCGTAGTTGGTCTCGAAGTCCAGCTCCAGCGCCCACGACACGCGCAGCGCCGCGTCCATGTCGATCTCGCCGAGGTGCACGGCCATGGCCTGCGTCCAGCCGATGCTCATCATCGCGCCGAGCAGCTTGCGGCCTTCCACCAGCGCGCACATGCTGTCGTCGTCCACCACGCCGCGCACCACCAGCGGCCGCAGCTGGCCGTGCCGCTGCAGGCTGGCGGCCAGCTTGGTGATGGTGGCGTCGTCGTCGTAGTGCCAGCCCTCGTCGTGCACCAGCACCGTGTCTAACTGCACGGTCTTCCATGTCGGCGTCATTCGTCCCACCTCACTCCTCTCGATGCCCACAGGTCTGTCAGGTAGCGTTCCATGCTCAGCTGTGCCTGTATGTTGCGGATGCGCCTGCCTGCGTGCGCGCTGGCCGACGGCCGCGATACCGTCTCGTCGCGCACGCGGCCGACGCCGTCGACCACCGCGCCGTCACCGAAGTGCAGCACGTCGGTGCGCCAGCCGGTAGCCGTCAGCCTGCCGCGTTCGATGCCGCTGCGCCGGTCCCTGAACCGCTGCACGCTGCCCATGCCAGCGCCGCGGATGGCGCTGCTGCTGTCCGTGCTGTAGAACGGGAACTCTTCCATGATCCACTGCGTCGTCACGCCGAGCGCGTGTATCTTCACCGGCCAGTGCTTCTCGACCACGCGCCAGCACCGGCGCAGGCGCTCGCGCATGGCGGCCTCTGCCGGACGTTCCACCGCCAGCCCGCCGAGGCAGACGTAGCCGGTGTTCTCCGCCAGTATCTCCTCCCACTCGCTGATCGGCTCGCAGTCCGAGTGATATACCGGCAGCGGGTCAAAGCCGCGCCTGCGCATCTCCTTCAGGTTCCGCTTGGTGCCTTCAAGGTCCTTGATGACGTCAAGCACGATGTAGGCGGACAGCGCGTCCTTGTGCCG